CGCCCCGCCCGTCGCGCTCAGGTCAGCAGCCGAACCGCCGCGCGCCAGCCCCAGCTGGCCGGATGTCAGCTTCGCAGTATCGAGCGCGGGGATATCGGCAGCTGCCAGCGCACGCATGGTCGGCGTAGCAGCCGCGCCCGACACCGGCCCGGCCAGCATGGTATTCGCCGTTTGGGTCAGCAGCGACAATGCCAGCGTGCCGCTTGATGTGACCGGCGACCCACCGACACTAAAGAGCAGCCCCGGCACTGACAGCGCAACACTCGTGACCGTGCCACTACTCATCGTCGCGCCACTCGCGATCCCGTCCAGCTTGGTTTTGTCCGCGCCGGTTATGAAGCCCGCCGCGCCACCTGCAACAACCGTCGCATGCAGCGTGCCGCCCGATAGCGCACCATGCAGCGCGTCGGTCAGCGTCCCGGTGTGCAGCACGCCGCCAATCGCGTGCGCGGTCGGCGTGCGGGCGTCGGTCAAGCGCGGGTCGGTCGATGCCACAACCCCGCCGTGCGCGGCAGTCGTCAGCGCGGCGTGGGTCGTGTCTGCCAAGGCGCGCGCCGTCGCTTCAGCCGTCACGTCCGATGAACGCGCGATCAGACTCGAGAGCCAGCCATCGGCAAGCGTACCGGCCGCGCCCGCCTGCGGCACCGCGTAGGCCAGCGGCACTTGCAGCACACGCGGAGCCTCAACCACCGCCGTGCGGTCAATCTGCCACGCAAGCCGATCAATCGGCGTGTCGGTCAAGCTCGCGGCGTCCGAACGCAGGCCCGCCGTGATATGCTCCTCCGCGCCCGCGACCAGCACCTCGACTTGATCCACACGACAATTCGCGATCTCGCCCTCGGCATCCACCGAGACCAGATCCCCCCAGAACCAATGCACCCCATACGCACACTGCGGGATCGAGATCACCGTTCCCTTCAGCACCTGACGTGGCTGCCCCGCGCGCACCATTGCTTGTGCTTCAGCGGCCAAGGACGCATCAACTTTGATATTGCGCGCATCCGCGTACCCCTCGCGCAGATTCAGCACGGACGCCGCTGATCGCACTGTGTCTTCGGCCGTGACAACCGAGCGATCCGACTCATAGCCACGTCCAGCCGCATACACGAACGTGATTTCGCGCGAATAGTCATACGCACGCTCAACGCTGCCAAGCGTACCCAGTTCCGGCGATAGCAGCACCGGCGCGACCCCATACCCATAGCGCCGATCCGTGCCACGCTGCCCCACATACGTCGTCAGAGTCAGCATACTTGTCGGCGATGTGGCCGTAATATCAAAGGCGATCATCGTGCCGGTTTCGGCCGCCGCCAGCGCCAACTCCTGACACACCCATAGCACATTTCGCCGACTAAAGCTCTTTTGCACACTCGGCCCAGCTGAGGTGTTCGCCGCCACGCTCAGGTAGGCCGAAAGACTGCGACTGACAAGCGCGCCGGTGCCAAGATTCTCAGTCGCAACCGCCTTGATCAGATTGTCGGCTGGGCCGCTCTTGTCGGCCTGACTACTCCCGGCCGCATAGGCCACGATCCGACGAGCCAGCAGATCGTTCAGCCCAACCGCACACAGCTCAATCAGCTTTTGGCCGTCATCCGTCACCAGCCGCCCAATCCGCCGCAGCAAAAAGACCGCCTCCAACCGACCAGCCTTGTAGACCGCCAGACGATTATCGAGCGCGTATGCCGCCAGCGTCCGTAGATTGGCATCCACATGCACAACAAGCTCATGAATGCCGTTGGTTCGCAGCACATAGCGCAGCGACACCAGCGGATCGAGCAGATCAACCGATGCGCCCGCTGAAGATGTCATCCACAGTTCATACGGCGGACTCACTGATCGATGTCCTCCCACGACCAGTAGCGCTCGTTATACTGAAGCGTGGCGGTCAGCGTACCCGTCTTGGTGATCGTCAACACATTCGCGCCAGGATAGATCAGGAAGTTCGCGAAGTCCGATCCTGGCTGGATCACACTGAGGAGCGACGCACCACCCGTATACCGAGTCGCAGTACGCGCCGCAATAATAAACACCGCTGATTGACCAGCGGCCAGACTTAAACTCAGGTTCAGCCTAAATGCCAGATCGGTAAATCCGGCGTTTTCGAGCGCAATCTGTGTCACCGTCACTGCGGAACTTGCGACAATCGTGATCGTCGGCTCTGTCGCCGCCGTACCAATCGACATGGCCGTACCGGGGAGCGCCGACCCCGCCGACAGCGCGCCAACCCAGCGCGGATCCGGCGCGATAAAACGCGGGGCGAGATCATCCAGCCCATCAAGATAGTACATCGACAGCTGCAACGTCCCGTTCAACCCTACATACTGGATCGCGATCAGCCCGGCTTCAGGGCGACAGTACGGCAGCAGCGCTGAACGTAACGCACCATCCTTTACGCCACGTCGCTGACTCTGTAACTGCAAGGTGACAAGCCGCGGCTCCACCCGAGCACGCGCATAGATCGATCCGTCGCCAAGCGCAGGCAACGTCAGCACCCGCTTAACCTGAGGCATCAGCCCCCCAGGCACCGCCTCAACCTTCGCGGAGACATCCGACAATGGCAGGCTACCCGACCCCTCCAACGACCATACGCCGGGCATTAGAGCGACCTACGACGCAGCGAGGCGAGACTCGCGCTGATATGCTCAGGCAGCACGCCCGCCTTCTGTGCGCCTTGCTTGTGCTCCCGCAGCGCGTCAGGGTCGTGATACAGGAAATGCACGTACTCCTTGGTCGCCCGCTGCACCACCGCCGGTGCAATCGCGGAGTAGCCCCAGCTGCCCAGCACCATGATCTCGCCATCCTGCACGAACGACCAGCTATAGGTCGATTTGATCTTGATCGCCCAATACGGCGGGCCGCCATTGCGCGGCCAGAGGAAGTAGCCCGCCGCAGGGATGATCGTCCCATCTCCATTCGTGAGCGTGGTTACGCTAATCAGATCGGCATGCAACATCAGTGTTTGCCCGTCGATCTCGATCTCGTTGTAATACTTCGTCATAGCCGCAGCCTCGAACGACCGACCGCACCGCGCATCAATCGCGCTCTGCGCCTCACTGATCAATGCGGTCAGCAAGCTATCCTCGCTGGTGTCAGCCGCCGCGATACCCAACATCAGCTTTGTTTCAGCTACGGAAACATACGCCATTAGCGACCACGCTTCCTTGGCGCAAGGCGCTGAACGGCCTCGTCACGGTCATCCGCGTCAGCCGCGACCAGCACCCGGTCACCCACCGCAACCGCGCGGCCATCAGCGATCAGCTGTTCAGCTATCGCCGCCTCGAAATCCGCCTGGCTGCCGAGCAGATAATACTGTTCGGCAGTCAGGACGCCCTGGAAGTCAGTCAGGAAGCGAACACGCATCACACAGCCTCAAACTGTTAAATTATACGTGAGCGCCGCCGCCTCAACATCACGGTTCTTCAGGCCCACGCGCATCAAGCACACGATCTCAGTGATGTCAGCGCGCGCGATCCGCGTGACTTCGGTGGTCATTCGGCGCTTATAACCGAGCATAAATTGATCCCACCTGACTGCCAGGATCGAGCCTTTGGTGTTATTCGCAGGCGTGGTCTGGTCAACCTTACCGGCCGCATTACTCAACCCGTTGCCCGACAGCCGACAGATTTGACCGCTGGGCCGCAGGCTGTAGCCGTACAGGCCAGTCAGCTCGCCGCCTTCAATGGTCGGATTACTGAACAGATCGCGCGTCAGCACCTGCGTCAAGTTCATCGCGGCATAGTAGGCCAGTGGATCAACAATAAACCCGACCTTCTTGCGGTTCATCCCCAGCGCATTGATGCCCGAGACGCCCATCAGCTTGACCGTGTTCAGGAAGTCGGTCAGCGCCAGCGCGGCACCAGCGCGGCTATTCGCCGTATTCGTGACCAGCGCCAGCTTGCGGAAGCCATCGAACAACAGATACAGATCGGTCACCCCAGGCGTGCCACCGATATTGTTGATATTGGTCGTCGCGGCCGTGGCGGTATCACCGTCTACAATCGCGTGCTCAAACTGCTCCATGCCAGCAGTCGAGAGCTGCGCGCGCAGCTGCGGCACGAACGGAATCAGGCTATCCTCTTCCATCTCACCCGACCACTCAACCCGCGCGCCCATCTTCGCCAGCGTCAGCGTGCGCGAGTCCGTGCCAGCCTTGGAGCTAGGCACCGTCGCGGCAGGCCAGCCAGTCGCGTCATTCGTCGCCGCCTCGCCAACCTTGTAGAACGTCGGGTCAGCGCCTTCGAGCGGCAGCGTGATGCTATCCACTCCTTGCGGTACTTCGATACTGGGCAGGTTGGCCGCGACAAACGACTCCAGCCGAATGCGATCCCAGATCGCCTGACTGTACGCCACGCCAACCCACTCATGGCCTGAGCCAGCCAAGTTCGATTGCATGACCTCGTTAGCCTTGATATTTGCCGCTTTGAGCGACGAGCGGCCCATCTCGCCGACGCGCGTTTTGTCCTCGTCCAGCTTGATCACCAGCGCCTTGACCGCCGCATCACTCACGCCCTGCTTACTGGCGCGGCCCTCTTTCGCAGCACCCAACACCTCGACCAGCACCGCCTGATCGGCCGCATCCAGATTGTCAAACTTCCGCACCGCCGCGAACTGGGCAATCACCGGCGAACCCAGCGACCCATCGGGCAATCGCATCTTGGTTGCCCAATCCGCGACCAGCACATCCGTCGCGGCCTTCACCGCTTTGTCAATCTCGGCCTGCTGCGCCTGCGCGGCGGTCTGCTCGGCCGCGTGCGCCGCGCTCTGCTCGGCCAGCGCGGCCTTGACCGCATTCGAGATCAGCACCGCAATATCCGGCTGCACGACGTTGGCCGCAATCTCTGTACCCGGCATCGGAGTCTCCTCTAATATGGCGGAGTCGATCCCCGCCTCTGCATACACTGCCTTCAGCGCTGGCAGTGCGACCGCATAGGAATTCGCCGGACGCTGACCGGCATACATATCAAAGACCGATACTTCCAAGATCGGCCAGAACTCACAATGTCCGTCCGGCCCGACGCGCCGCAGATGATCGGCAGTGCCAGGCGAGCACGCCGCCTTGCCTTCGTTCGCCGCCTTCATACACAGCTGTGACTCGGGCTTGCTCGGGTCAAGCTCAACCCGATACCACACGCCATCGACGCGGGTTTCCCGCTTGGTTGAGCGACCGACGAAGATCGGCTTTTTAGCGGGCTTACCCGCGCTGGTGAAGCCATGGTAGTAGACTGCTGGAGCGAGCGGGTAGTGCTCTTCGGCAAAGTCCGTACCCGCATCGAAGTATTCGCCGTGCGCGTCTTTCCGCACTGGGGAGCCAAATGGCGCAGCGAGAATATCCAACGTCCAGTCGCCAAGCGCCTTGATTGTGGGGGAATCGGACATACAAAAAACCGCCTCACTCGATAAAGCGGGCGGCGATTTCACCGGCGGCTGCGGATCAGCACGCGGGTTCGCTTGGAAATCAGCGGGCGAAGCGGCGGCTGACGATCTCGATTATTCGTGGGCTAGTCAGGCACGATTTCAGGCTCACCAACATCGCTGCAATACATCTTGATGCCCTCGGCGATCATCAGCAGCGCCCTCCGAATCGTGAGCAACAGAACTTTCGTGCGCTTCGACATTGCAGCAGTGTACCACGTTACGCCCGATCATGCCGATACAATCACGAATCAAGCGCATAACAAAAGCGCGCCGAGTGTCCCGCTCG